AAAACAAATTGAACTTGAACCAGACGAGCATGGAAATTTATCTGGAAATTTTATTAACCTTCCTTATTTTGATCATAAAAATACCAAACGTTATGGGTTAGACAAAAATAATATTGCTCTTTCCCTAGAACAATTTCTTAAAGCAGGTATGGACTCACGTCTACTGCCTGAAGAATTAGAACAACTTATCTCCAGAGTCGAAACAGAAATTTTATTAGGTGGAGATCCAGAATTTGAAGATGGTCCTCCATGTTTACAAAGACTTTCTAAAACTAAAATTGGAGATGGTAGAGATCGTTTTATGTATAACTACATGGTCTTTGCTAAGAAAAAATATGGAGAAGATTGGCCAGACAAAGTTAACGAAGCTAATAAATATTTTGCAGTTCCTTGGCCTCTTAAAAAAATTAATGATAAAATAAAATATTGGACTAAAGATACCGCTAATCATACGTGTAATGATGAAGTTATTTCAAAAGTATGTATGAAACATGTTTGTGTTAAAAGACCTTTTGGAATTAAATCTGATACCACTTCTACTTTTCCTCTAATCTCTGGACTCCAAGTTATTTTAAGTACCACACCTAAGCTTCGTTTTACTGTGGAAAAACCAGATGGTAAACCGGAGGAATGTGAAGCATCCAATCCTGATATTTTTACAACTCAAAAGAAACTTTTAGATTTAATTTGGTTACAAGCAGGATTTTATCCAGACCCTCTTCCTCCTAAACAATACCGAGCTTTTTTAAATTTAGTAATGAAAAATGTTACACGAGTTTATCCAGCACCAGGAACAGAAACCAAAGATCAACTTTACCAACATCTTTACACTTTTTGTGTTAATTCAACACAAGCCAAAACAAGAAGTGATATTAAAGGAGGTTTATGTTGGAGTGAAGGAGGTTTTCATTATTTTCTTTTTCCTTCATTTTTTGAAACTTTACCTACGAAATGGAAACTAGATTCAACAGATACAGGGCTTTTAATGAAACAAGACTTAGGAGCAGAGTTTGATCACTCTTATAACATCGATAACAAAACACATAAAGTTGTAAAACTAAAACAAATGAAAGTAGATCAAATAGAATACAAAAAACCAGAGAGAAAGGAGCCTAATTATTAATGAACTATAAAGTGATAGGTCCTCCGGGAACAGGTAAAACTCAAACGCTATTAGAAAAAGTAATTGAATACAAAAATAGAGGTATCCCTTTAGATCGTATTGGTTATTTTGCTTTTACTCGTAAAGCGGCTTACGAAGCAAGGGACAGGTTTCTAGAAGCTTTTCCAGAACTAGACAAAAAAGATGTTAAACATTTTAGAACTTTACATTCTTTTGCTTTTAAATATCTCGGACTTCAAGAGGAAAATGTAATGCAAGAAGAACATTACAAAGCTATCGGCGAAGAGTGTGGATTAAGAATTAAATATGCTACCTATGAAAACAATGAATTCAATGGAATTTTTACATCTAATAGTGAATACTTAAGTCTCATTAATTTAGCTACCGTCAGAAAGATCGGTGTTTTAGATCAACTAGATCGTAATGAACATCTGGGAAAAATTGAAAGAGACAAACTTCAAGTGGTTGCTAAACATATAGAAGACTACAAAAATACTTACCAACTCATTGATTACAATGACATGCTCAATCGATTTATAAATCAAATCCAATTACCTGATGCCAAAGTTCCTCAGTTTGAAGTAATTTTTATTGATGAAGCTCAAGATCTCTCTCTTTTACAATGGAAAATGATACAAGCTTTACAGCAATACACTAATGATACTACATAGCAGGAGATGATGATCAAGCAATCTTTGGGTGGGCCGGCGCAGATGTAGATTCTTTTATTCGTTTTGATGCAATTGAAATACCTCTTAAACAATCTAAACGAGTACCGCGATTAGTACATAGTAGAGCTCTAGATCGATTAGATAATATTAAGTTAGGAAGACTAGAGAAACCCTGGAATACACCAAAAGCAGAGCAAGGAACAATTACAACTTTGTTTTCTATGGATTCTATAAATCTTTCTAAAGGAGATTGGTACATTTTGGCTAGAACGAACGATTTATTAAAACCTATTTTTCAAGATTTAAGAAAACGTGGTGTTTACTTTGAAACTAAAAATGGACGAAGTATAAATGAAACTCTTTATCGAGATATTTTAAATTGGGAATCCTGGAAAAAAGGTAAAGAACTTAATACCATAGAAGTTCAAAGACTTTTAGAACGTTTTAATAAAAAATTTAAAGAGACAGAAGATAAGCTTTTTAAACTTAATGATTTAAAAAAAGAATATAAATTAGATTCTAAACTTCAATGGTATGATGCCTTCACAGCAGTGGGCCCCCAAACTAAAACCTATATCAGAACCATGAGAAGTAATGGAGAAGATCTACGTCTGAAACCTAGAGTTAAAGTTCTTACTCTTCACAGTTCAAAAGGAGGAGAAGCCACTAATGTAGTGATTCTTCAAAATCAAACCAGCAACACAATAAAAGGAGCAACGAAAACTAAAATGAAACAGGATGAAGAACAAAGAGTCTGGTACGTCGGACTAACAAGATGCAGTCAAAATTTATATTTAATTCGATGCAAGGATCGAAGTAAGGAATTTAAACTATGAAAGTATATAAAAAACAAATNGGTGGATCCCACTATAAGTCTATGAAAATTCAGCCAGCCCAATTTATAAATGAAAATAATTTGCCTTTTGCAGAAGGGAATGCTATTAAATATATCTGNAGGCATAAACATAAAGGAGAAGTTCAAGATCTAGAAAAAGCAAAACATTATATAGATATGATTATAGAGAGAGATTACGGCAATCACACTAAACCTTTACCTCATGGTTTTACTTTAACTCCATCTAAAGATCCTGACATGACTCCGATGACAGAAGAGGAAGAATATCGTAATGCAGGAATAACAAAAGAGGAGGCTCAAAAGAAATAATGCAGATTCCTTTATTCAAACCTCAAACAGAATGGGTGAAGCCAGAAGAATTTCCTGATCTTACATCACGTCAACAAATTGCAATTGATTTAGAGACTTCGGATCCAGATTTAAAAACTAGAGGATCTGGTTCTGTTATTGGAAATGGAAAAGTTGTTGGTGTTGCTGTAGCCACAGAAGGTTATCAAGGATACTTTCCCTTTGATCATGAAGGAGGAGGCAACCTTGAAAAAAGTGAAGTAATTCAATGGTTTAGTGATTTGTGTAAATCTCCTGCTATAAAAATTTTTCATAATGCCATGTACGATGTGTGTTGGATTCGTGCCATGGGAATAAAAATTAATGGACCTATTGTTGATACCATGACCGCTGCCTCTTTAATTAATGAAAATAGAATGCGTTATGATTTAAATAGTTTAGGAAGAGAATATATTGGTTATGGAAAAGATGAAGCCGCGTTAGTTGCTGGAGCCAAAGAATGGGGGATTGATCCTAAAGCAGACATGTGGAAGTTGCCAGCGATGTATGTAGGCAGTTATGCAGAACGAGATGCTGAAGTCACGTACGAGTTATGGAAAAAATTGAGACAAGAATTAAGCAACCAGGATCTAGAATCTATTTTTGAATTAGAATCTGATCTCTTTCCTTGTTTAGTAGATATGAAATTTAAAGGCGTGCGCGTCGACGTGGAAAATGCGCATAAGCTGAAACAAAAATTACTTGCAGAAGAAAAACAATTGCTGCAAGAGATAAAAAAAGAAACACAAATAGATGCTCAAATATGGGCTGCACGAAGTATTGCATCAGTTTTTGATAAACTAAAATTACCTTACGAAAGAACTGAGAAAACACAAGCACCTTCCTTTACTAAAAATTTTTTGGCTAGTCATAAACATCCGTTAGTTCATAAAATAGCAAAAGCAAGGGAGATAAACAAGGCACATACTACTTTTATAGATACCATTATTAAACATGAACACAAAGGCAGAATCCATGCAGATATTAATCAAATAAGATCAGATCAAGGTGGTACTGTCACTGGAAGATTTTCATATTCAAATCCTAATTTACAACAGATTCCCGCACGTAATAAAGATCTCGGACCAATGATTAGATCCCTTTTCATTCCCGAAGAGAAGTGCGTGTGGGGATGCTTTGATTATAATCANCAAGANCCNAGGNTGGTTGTACANTATGCATCTCTTCAGCAGTTGCCTTCGGCCTTCACCGTGGTGGACGCTTATAAAGAAGGCAACGCTGACTTTCATGACATTGTTGCACAAATGGCTCAGATTCCTAGAACACAAGCCAAGACAATTAATTTAGGATTATTTTACGGAATGGGTAAAGCTAAACTTCAAGCAGAGTTAGGAGTCAGTAAAGAAAAAGCTGATGACTTATTTGCTACCTATCATTCCAGAGTTCCTTTNGTGAAACAATTAATGAATGCTGTTTCACAGAGAGCACAACAACGAGGACAAATCCGTACGTTGCTGGGTCGTCTTTGTCGTTTCCATTTATGGGAACCAAATTATTTTGGAATACATAAAGCTTTACCTCATGAACAAGCTATACTCGAACATGGACCTGGTATTAAAAGAGCCTTTACATACAAAGCATTAAATAAATTAATACAAGGATCTGCGGCAGATATGACTAAAAAATAGTATGTTAGAACTCTATAAAGAAGGAATTATTCCCCATATTCAAATCCATGATGAACTGGACATTTCTGTAGAAAGTGATAAACAAGCAAAACACATTGTTGAAGTAATGGAATCAGCAGTTGAACTTGATATACCTAATAAGGTAGACTACGAGTCAGGAAAAAACTGGGGCGAAATACATTAGGAGGAAACATGGAAACACTTAAACACATATGGCAAGATCATAGAAAAATTGTGATCGGAGTTGGCATAGTTTTTTGTTATATTAATTATAGCAGCATTTTAATAACCAAACAGTACAGGACTTTATGTTGAATGGCTTACTTGAACGCAAATATTCCTGCGACCTATGCGCAGGTACGAAGAGAATATTTATATGACCTTACCGGACACGTGGGCGAAGCTGAAGACTGTCTCATCTTTGGGATGGCATCTATTACAGGGAAAGCTTTACTCTTTCATGCAATTATGGAAAATGGTGCTGTCTTCTATCGTTTACCAATATCTGCCTTCGTACAAAGAGGCTTTGATGTCAAAAAAGTTCCTAGGATGCGACTTGACGAGCTGGAGCTTTGGAATTGTTTTAGTTACTATCCTGGTATTTGTACTTATGATATCCTTCTAGGACAATCAGGAAAATATATTGGAAAAGATAAGAAATGGTATCATGGTACCTATCTTTTCACAGTTGACTGGGCCCATCCAGAGAGTAATATAGTAGACACCGATCATTCGGAAATACCGCAAGAACATAAGTGCGCACACATATTGGCATTAGAAAATGGCAACTATGCAGCTCAACCAAATAATAGATTAATATGGAGCATTCCATCTTTCACTGTGAAAGATGAGGTTCCAACCGATTGGAAGGTACAAACTAGTGATTGGACTGTTGAAAATACTACCCAGTGGAGAACGGAAGATTCAGACAGATTCTTTTACGGAATTGAGGAAAAAAATGAATAAATGTAAAAATTGTAATTGTGATTGTCACTGTAATACAGGGGCTCATTCAGCTTCTAAAGGTGTATGTCACTGTGAGAACTGTCGTTGCAAAGAACCAGAAGGTGTGGTAATAGATGACACCAATGAATGTGAGGCATGTCAATAATGAATAAATTTTATTTAGTACTAGCTCTTTTATTTGCTTTAAGCGCCTGTTCGATTGGGCCTAAATGTACCTATACTCAAGAAGGAACAAAAATCTCCTCTTGGTTCTGGGTTTTCTCTGGTGAAAAACCAGCTGATATAGATAAAAATAATTGCAATTAGATTTTAAAGGTCCCATCTATATTTTTATAATGTGTTATCTTCTAGCAAGTTGTTTTGCTACAACTATCGATCATGCCCAAAAAAAGAAACTACATCGCTCAACTTCTACGCTTCAGA